GCATCAAACTCTGCTTTAAGTTCTTCTAGTGCATCTTCTAAATCTGCAAGACGATTGTCAACATCGTCTTCATCTTCCATGCCATCGTCCATGCCAATGTCACCCATCATGTCGTCAGTAGCGTCTCCACCCATGCCCATAGCAGCGTCGCTGCCATCACCTGGAGCAAATTCGTCAAGACCAAACATTTCGTCTAGATCTTCATCGTCTTCTTCAGCAGCTTCATCTAGCTCTTCATCGTCTTCTTCAGCAGCTTCGTCAACTTCTTCATCGTCTTCTTCTTCTGCTTCTATAATCGATTGATAAATTTCACGTGATTTTTCCACCACTATTTCATGGAAAAGTTCTTCGGCACCTGCACGATCTTCGTTCACTAGGCGCTCAAGCATTTCTTCAAACTTGTTGCGATCAGTCATTATATTCTCCTATATGTCAAGGCTGTCAGTTATATTTACACTTTTTTAAAAAAAGTGCGTAGATATAGTCTCAAACGAGCACATTTGTATTTTAATTAGCTAAATTAAATCTTTTTATAAAACTTTCTACAGTTATATGACTTAAATTAGATATTCCAACTAATACATCTGGTACAAAACTGTTTGTATTTTCAATAACTCTAATGTATTTAATCTTAGTATATTTTTTTATACAGGTTGAAGTTTGACGTGTCCAGTTTCCAAAATATGTTGCACGATCATCGTTTTTTTTATAATTCAGTGTTCCGGAATACACATTATTAACTATTTCTTTTTTCTTTCCAGTGCCTTCATAATCAAACCCTAAAATATAGATAGTGGTATAATTGTGTTCACTGGCCAAATTCAATGCACTGGGTCCACTGCTCCATCCTAGGTTTGGATTAAACAAGTTTAACCCATAGATTTCTCTAGTGAATCTACTAGGATTGGTCCATACTTTATTTTTTAAATGATATCCAGTAGCAGTAATTTCTTTAATCATCTTTGCATCAACTGCAACCAAATGGTCTGGTATAAATTCTCTATACAATGCATTACAACCATAAATTTTTCCATACGGAGTCAGATCAATCGGACGTATTGTTTTTCTACTTATACCGTTGCCTAATACAAATGCTACAGTGTTATCAGCTACAGCTTCAGCATAAACTTTTTTATCTTCGGGAGATTTATTTGATAGTTTTTGTTGACGCTGCAACAATTTTCTAAAACGACGGTCGTCTTTGGTTTCATTGGGAATATATTCTTTGACCATACATTACCCGATTACATTGGAGGTTGTGCTGGTGCTTGAGCAACTATTGCGTACATTGCACGAACATGTGAAAGATCTTTATTGGTTTCTTTTCTGTGCATATCGTCCGCACGTCTTGCACGATTAATATCTTTCAATGTTAATCTAGTTTTTCTTGTATCGTCGAGATTGGATACTGTCTGATCCTGCTTGGCATCAAACCGGTCGTCGTCAACCGGCTCCATGGTTTTTTTATCAAAGTAATATAGTTCACGCAATATCATAATGTATTTATGTTCCAAACGGTTGATCACTTGGTGATGCGGGTGGAACTGTTCCACCGGCCTGGCCAGTATCTGCATTGACATCAGCTTCGGCATCAGGCGCTATTTCACCTTCGGCGGCACCTAAGTCATTGCTGATGTCAGAACCAGTGATGCCCGCGCTGCGCATCTGTGCTGAAGCATCTTGCTCAACGCCTTCAAACTCATCGTCGTTTTCTTCCTTCCAAAGTCTTTCGTTTTCTGCTATTTCTTCTTTTGAAAGTCCTAAGAATCTCTGTAAGGCAAAGCGATTTGATATAAATGGAACTTGTTGCATTGCTGTAAATGTACTAATTCTGTTGCTATCCAGTTCAGCTTGTCTATAACTTGCAAAGTTTTGTGGAGGTTGAAACTTTAAGTCAAACATTGCAATATCAATGTTCACACCTTTTTCAGTGAGATAAAGTTTAAATTCAGAATTAAAAACTTCAGCTATTAAGCTTTGCAAACGTTCGCAATAGTTGTTGAAACGTAGTTCTTGAATGTATGCTGTTCCAACACGGCCATCATTGTATTGACTTGCACTGTCATCAGCGCCAGTTGGAAGATACGAACTTGGGATACGTAATCCGCGTACCAACTTATTAGTAAAGTATCGTAAGTCATCAATTTCTCCTAAGTTTGTACCACCTGGAAGAGTTTCAACCTTTGACCCGCGACCTTCAGCAGTTTGGGGGAAGAAGTAATCTTCGTTGATACTCAGTGGATTGTATGTGCTGTCGATAACATTGGCGCCACCACCGGTTTTTGAAGGTATTCTTCTTTGGTGAATTTCTGTTTTAACACGTTCAACAAATTGCATAGCAAGGTGACTGGGCATGTTACCTACATCAACATAGAACACTCTACGTTCTGGCGCACGTTGCACACGATAGATAATAATAGCATCTTCAAGCAGTTCTTTTTGTTTGTAAACTTTAAAGATACTTTCAAGCAAGCTGTTACCAAACGGAAAATTATTATCTAAACCTTCTGATAAAGAAACATGAACAATATGTTCTGCATTTACAGCAGTTTCGTTGGATTCATTCATGAATCTACCGGTGCTGGCATCAGGTGTTCTGCCAGTCATGTACTTTTGATCAAGAGTTTGATATCCGGGTTGATTGCCGCCTGGGCCATATGCGTTGGTGGTGTTGATCTTTGTTGCACTCAACGTTTCGTAAGAAATGTTTAAATCTCTTATGATATATTGCTCAGGTCTTTTGCCTTCACTTTCATTAACAATAATTTTTGTAAGATTTGCAGGATCAACATGAAACCATTTTTTAGTTTCAGGATCTCTAATAAAGAATTGATCACCATATTTAAAAATGTTGCGTATGATTTTGAACATTCTAGTTTCAAATTCATTTATTTTACACCATTGCTTTAGATATTGACCTAAAATTTGAATTTCAGCATTGGTAGCAGCATTGTTGAATTGTATTTGAAAAGGTGTATTGTTTTCTTTGTTTTTCTGTGTGCAAAATTCAGCAAGAATATCCAGTGCAGCATTAACTTCGCTGTCATTGTCCATGGTATTGTACTGTCCATAGCGTTCAATACGGTTGGGATTTCCTACATAAACATCTGGCAAATGACTACTGTAATTTGCCGCTGCTGGCCCGAGTCCAGTGCCTCTAGAAAAAGAAAACGGACTGTAACTTCCTGTAGCATTTGTGTTTGTTGGTACAGGGTTGAAATACTTACGCCACGACATTATCTATTAATTCCTCTATAATAATCTGATCCCAATCCTTTAACCCCTTTAACAGTTTTTGCTTGCAATCCAACACTGCTTTGTAACAATTCTGCAACCTTTATCATAGTAGTATTTAATTCTTCTACCTTTTTAATTAGAGAACTTTGGCTATCAGATGCCATTGGTGTCGAGGTTACAGTTGCAACTTTTTTGTTTTGGAAATCATAAAACGATTGTAGCAAATCGCCAGCAGCAGTATTTCTTGGAACAACTGCTTCAGAGTTATGAAGCATGGCCATAGTGCCTGATCCGAAGTTTTGAAAACCATTGGTTCCATTTGCAAATTTTGGAGAACTATATCCTTCATTGTTTAAAATTTTATATACTTGTCTGATTATTTCTAATTCGTCTTGAGACGCTGTACCTTCATCAGCTTTGGCTGTAAGTCTTCGTAATTCTCCTCTAAATTCCGATCCCTCAGGTCTTATTGCTCTTACAAAACTACTTTGATTTTCTTCTATACCTTTTAATAGAGAATCTATTTGTGTCGATGATAATCCAGATCTTAGATCTTCAGCTAATCCGCCAAGGCCAAGAAAACGGTCTGCATTCTTTTGTAATAACTTATCTATCACAGTTCCTATATTCTCACCAGCACCTTGTGTTATTGTTTCTTCATTAGCTTGGTTTTCAGCAACTTCAGTTCGATCAATACCTAAAATATTTCTAGCTAACCAACTATTAACAAAAGTGTTTTGCATTAACTCTAAAAGACTTTGAAAATATCCTGCTATAGTATTTTTTAAATTAGTACCAGTTGGTCCTTCCCAGAAGTTAGTAAATGCGTTGGCAAAAAAATCAATTATTTTGTTGGCCATCTCCTTGCCGTATGGACCTTCCCAAAACTGCATAAACGCATCTGCCATGTTTTCAAATAA